CCGCTTCTCTTATTCCTCGTCGTCCTTAGTCTGCCGTTCTGCGGCTTTCTTCCCGGCGGCCAGCAGTTTCAGCAGGCCATCAGGGACATCGGCACCCATGTGGGCGGCGTTCTCGGCGATAGAGCCGAGTTCGGTAAAAATGTACCACACCAACACCACCGGCAGGATCAGATTCTGGTACGTAATGCCCAGGCCGGGCAGGTTTTCGACCGCGATGCTGAGAACCGCATCGGTCAGTGCAGCCACGCAAACTACCACGATCATACCGGCCTTGTGCCAGATGCCGTCTCTGGCCACAGAACTGGCCCACTCTCCCCTGCTGGCAGCGGCCGCGCTGCCGGAGAGCCAATCCAGCACCATGCAGGCCGCCCAGGCCACGACCAGCCAGCCCAACCAGCCGAACGCCGCAGTAAAGGCACCGCAGGCGGCTGCAATCACCGCCTTGACCCACAGGAAAATGTTGTCGTCTTTCATGGTTTGCTCCTTTCGTTCACGCTGCCTGCGCGGTGCCCTTGGCACCTACGGCGGACAGCTTGTCCAACACGGCCTTGGCATCGCCTTGGGTGATGGGGCCGACCTCGATGTTCTGATGCGCCATCTCGGCATCGCTGAATTCTGCCCAGTACAGCCGCATGGCCACCAGCTGCAGCTGGATCGCAAGGCTGAACACCGCCATGGCCTGGGCGTTGGTCAGGTTGCTGGCACAGATGGTCTGCAGCGTGGAGGCGGCAGGCTTGTCCTCGGCCGGGCGCTCGACCGCATGCTCACCGGGACCGTAGGTGTAGACGCTTCTGCTGGCGGTGGTGAAGTCATCATCCAGCCAGGTCAGCGGGTTGGTGCGCTTGCCGCCCAGCAGGACCTCGAAGTGCAGGTGCGCGCCAAAAACGTTGCCGGTGGCGCCGCTGTAGCCGATCAGCTGACCCTCCTTGACCTTTTCGCCCTTGGCAACAATGAACTTGAACAGGTGGGCGTAGCGAGTGACAAGGCTCTGCTGCTTGTAGTCGGCGTGGCGGATGTCCACGTAGTTGCCGTAGCTCTGCATGCTGCGCTCGTCGGTGGTGTGGCCGTCCCACAGCTGGGTGGCCGACACTGTGCCGTCCTCTGCCGCGTAGACCGGGCGCACGGCGGTGTTGCCGATCTGGGTGCGCAGGTCGATGCCGTTATGGCTGCGGCCGCTGTTGTAGTGCCAGCCCTGGGTCAAAATGTGCTGATCCAGCGGCCAGCGAAGTAAAACTTCACCATTCGATAATCTCATTTGAAAACTCCTTTTTTATGTTCTCAGCCACCAGTTCATCACAACGTCCGAACTGGGCTTTTCTTCTACCAACGCCGTGATGGTCCCGGCCCCGGTGTAGACCAGGCCCGCGTTGATCTTGTCCATCGAATCGGCGAGGATCACATCGGTGGCGAACACGCCAGTCTTGTTGGTCGAGCCGAGGCTCAAAAACATGCTGTTGGCGGTCAGGGTCGGTGCGACCGAGATCTTCTTCGAGGGGTACACGGTCTGCTTGTAGGCAAAGCCCTGGGCCTGCTCGTCCGTGGAGGCCTCTGTCCAGTTGTCCACGTAAAAGGTGGCGTAATACTCCCACGGCAGGGCAACGTAGAGGACTTTGTTCTGCACTGGGTTGGCACTGGTGCCGGACAGCGTGCTATCGACCGTGGTTTTGTTGGCACCTGATTCAATGCCACTCAGCTTGGAATACTGGGTCGGGCTCATCAGGCCGTTGCTGTAGGCCGAGGCCAGGCCGTAGGTCGTATCGGAACTCGGGATGCCCAGGTCGGTGATGTCGCTTTTCTGCACAGCAGAAACAGCGATGACATGCCCAAGGCTATCCACGGTGATCTTGTACAGGCCGCTGGCCCGGGCGGTATACGCTGGGTGAGTGTACTTGTTCGCGCCCTCATCGATGCCTTTCAGCTTTGTCACAGCGCTGGGCGGCATTAAGCCCGCAGTCGTTTCCGTGGCATCTGGAATCGTAACGGATTCGCTAGCGGGTGTAACGTAAAGTACATCCTCATCCAGCGTACCGGCCTCTTTCATTGCCTCGTACTCATCCTGAGATACCGCAACAACCAACTTTTTTTCAGGGGTAAAATATAATTGATTGGGGTCGATCTGGTTATTCTTTTTCGCATCTGCATACTGCTCCGCGGTAAGAATGTTCATTGTGAATTCGCCAATCGTTTCTGTAGTCTTTGCCAAAATCTCACCCCTTTACGTAATTGGTATCAGTGCTAAACAAGTTTGCAATGTCGCTCTGTTCTACCCAAATACCGTTTACTTTTTTGTAGACCTTGGATACGTTCACCCAGCTGCCATTTACCTTAGTGCTCAGTACAGGGCCAGAAGATCCGCCGCCAGTGTAGTTTACAGTCAGATCAGCGCCGTAAAAACGCAAAGTCTGGCTGTTGCTTGCGGATATCGGACCGCGTGTACAAGTAATCAGCAAGATAAGATCGTCCAGGCTCTCACGATCCCACCAACCGGTATCGTTAAAAGTCTGAGCCACTGGGGATGTTCCCAACTCAATTTCGCCGCTCAACCCAGCCGTGCCGCAATACAACTGCGCAACACCGCTCAAAATATACGGTGATGCATTCGAAATTCTGGCCTTTATCTTGCAAGAGATAGAATCGATCTTGGCATCTGTCGGAATCTTCGACACATCAAATTTGACTGCCAGCTTAGAAACTGCACCACTACCTTTGTTCAGGTTTAGCACCGTAAAAGTGTCACTGCTTGAACTGGTAAGTCCGTTTGAAAGTGGATAAGATGCATCTACAGAAATATACGATGAGTGTTGGCCATCATATCCTGTAGGAACCAATGTCACACTTGCCATACATTAGCCCCCAGTCTGCAAATACAAATCACCATTGCTGCCGGTTGAAGAACTTGGTGCAGAGCTGCCGGTGTAGTATTTCTGGATGACAACGGTCCCCGTCACCCCAAAGATGGACTTGCCTGCCAGAATGTTGCCGCCAACGAGGTTGGCATCCCCCTTAATGGTCTGCGCCCCGGACAAATACTGCCCAGCTGCAATGACCTGGTCGGTGCTTTTCGGGGTATAGGTCGCCGTCGCCTTTTTGGTGACACCGCTGCCAATGTACCCCGCGGGCACGGCATCCACCGTGACCTGGCTCATGCCATCGTAGCCGGTGTCGGGGGTCACGGTTTGCTGGCGCTCGGTCGGCGTGACCGTCTTTTCCTGCAGCTTGGCAGCGCCAGCCCCCGCAAAAATGCTGACTTTCTTGTCGCCTAAGTAAACGGGCATATTCTCACCACCTGCAAATTTTAATTGTCGTCTGCGCTTCTGGCGTGGCCCAGCTGCCATCGCCGCACAGGTACTTCTTTTCGTCCCCGGCAGCGGGTGGCGGAACCAGGCCGGATGTGCCCGCGCCCTCGGCACTGGCCCCGGTGAACACGTCCGGGGGCGTATATTCGCCCTCAATCTGTTCCCCGGCCGCATTGTGGGCGGTGTGCCCGGCCAGCAGGGTGCCCTTGGTCACGGTGTCCCCGGTCAGATCCAGCAGGGTCTCACTGCCCAGCACCACCTTGTTCACCGCCATGGTTAGCCTCCCACCGTCAGGGTCTGGCCGCCGGCGGCGTTGTCCACGTAGTTGGTCGGGATGGCCGCCACCGTGACTTGCGACAGGCAGTTGTAGTCGCTGTCCGGCAGGACGGTCTGCTGCTCAAAGGTCGGGGCCACGCTCTTGGCCTGGGGCTTCATGCCCTCGGAGGAGGACATGGAACCCTCCACGCCCAGGATGGTGACACCCTCGCGGATGTTGGCAGACACCAGCTTGGCCTGCTCGGTCTCATCGATTTCAGCGCTGCCGCTGCCATCGTGGAAGCCCATGGGGATGGTGTACTTGCCGTCCTTTTGGGTGATTTTCCCGGCTACGGCCCCGTTGTTGGGCATCGTGCCGGTCAGCTTGACACCGCGGGCGTAGGCGGTCTTGCCCTCCAGCATCTCAGCCACAGCAACCGTAGCGTCCGTGGAATCCACGTCCTTGGTGCTGGTGCCGGTGATGGGCGCGCCAGTCTTATCGTGGGCGGTAATGCCCTTGGCCAGCTTGTCCGGGGTCACGCTGTCGGCGGTCAGGTCGAGTTTGACCTCCTTGCCGATGATGACCTTATTTACATATTGGTTAGCCATTGAAATACTCATCTCCCATAATCAGGGTCACGCCGCCGCAATCGTTGGAGACCTCGTACCGGGGAATCTTTCGCACGGTCACATCGTCCGGCATCAGCTTGTCTTTGGTTTCCAGGCGGGTCTCCTCGTAGGTGCGCGGGGTCACGGTGGTCTCGCCCTTGTACTGCGGCGCGGTGGATAAAATGGTGGTCTGCCCCAGGTCGGCGGCCAGATCGGCATCGGTGCCAAACTCCACCACAAAGGCGGAGGGTGCGGCAAACTGTACGTCTAACGTCATGTAAGCACACCGTCTTTCAGAATCTGGCTGACCGGCACACGGAACACTTGCGAGGCCATGCGGGCAGATCCAACGCCAACGCGCAGCTGAATTTGCAGTTCCGTGTCCCCGCGAAGCTGCAGCGTTTCCTCCTCGGTCAATGTGCAGGAAAGCACCTTACCGGACATCGTCACGTCCGGCAGGCCGCGCTCAAACAGCAGCTCGCCGCCCTGTTTGAACGCAACGGACAGCTTGGAGATGGTCTCGCACTCGATGGGCAGCGTAAAGGTAAAGGTCGGGGTCGTACCGCGATACATATCACACCACCTCGAACCACTCGGTATCGGTCAGCGCCGGGGCCGCGCCGTCCTGCAGGGCCATGTACAGTTTGTCGCCGTCGGTGTAGTAGTAGCCGGTGCAGACGGTCATGCCGTCCACCCAGTACAGCGGGCGGTCGTTGGTTCCGTAGGCGTTGGGGTCTTCCTGCAGTTCCCACGCAAAACCCGCCGTGCCGCTGTAGGTCGGCACCCACTTGTAGCCCAGTTTCGGGGGCATGGTGGGCTTGGCCTCGGTGGGGATCTCGGCCAACATCAGGGAGAGTTTGGTCGCATCGTCCAGCACAATGGTGCTCGCCTCGATCTCCGCCTGCTGCCGCTCGGCCAGTTCGGCCACGGTGTAGCGGTGGTACAGCTGGCAGTCCTCGTACACATCGTAGCCGGAGATGATGTGTTCAAGGCCTTTGGGGTCGTCCTCGGTGACAGTGCCCTGCATAACTTCCCGGCTCTCCGGCACATGCTCGGCAACCCGCCTGGCGGTGTAGAGATAACCAGCGGCCAGGTCGGGAGAGGTCAGCTCCTCGTTGGTGATTTCATCGTAGATTTTCATTTTGTACCTCGTTATTTGTAGACGTAAATTTCTACAGTAGCAACTTCAATTTTTTACCGCCAGGTGTTCTCGGCGACATTCCCATAAAATCACTCGCTTCCATTAAGTTGTAAGTATAATCAATGTTGCAGATGCTGTAGAATAATAATCCATGTACTGACTGGGGATACTGATGACATCTCCTGCACTTAATTTTTTTTCAAGGTCAAAACCGCTGTTAATAAAAGGGCCGAAGATTGTAACATCATTGCATTTCAAATAAGCCTTATAGGCGGAATCCCGTGCCTGCACCCAGCCAATAAGCCGATATGTACCCGCTTTTTTAATATGGATTTCAAAAGTGCCATCTGAAGCGCTTGCCAATTTCTCGTTACAGTAAAGTGCCTTAATGCTTGCCGACCCCATCCCGTATTCATAGATTTGTGCAAGCATTTTCCCTTTTGCGTTCTCTCCCGGAATCCTCGGTGCTACTCCCATCAGCAGCCCCCCCGCGCAGCACATGCCGCAGATTTCTTACAATGTTTCATGCTAAACCTCCATCAGCTTTGAATGACCCACCGCGCCCGGATTTCGGCGGTAGGCTTTTCTTTTACCTTAACCAGCACCGAATTGTACGCCGTGACCGTCACGCCGTCGTTGATGATGTCCTGCACTTCATCCAGCACATCATCGGTAGCGGGCACCCCGGTCTTGTCGTAGCCGATGCCGGACAAAAACACGCTGGCAGCCGTCACTACCGGCGCATGGCTGTTCGCGCAGGTCAGGGTAGCCGTCTGCTGGTACAGTAGGTCTTTGGCCTGGTCGGCGCTGCTGCAAGCCGTCCACCCGTTCAGCGTAAGCCTGGCGTAGTAGATGTTGGAGACCTTGTCGATCGCCTTAAAAATATCGGTCTGCCGCCCCTGCGGGTCATAGGTCGCTCGCATCATGGCCGAGGTTCCGGCATTCAGCTGGTTCAGTTCGGCTTCGATTTTCTGCAAAAACGCTTCAAAGGCGGCTTCCATCACGCTGGTGTCTACCGCGTCGATGGTATCCCGCATCAGGCCGCAGACGCTGCCATCCAGCCGCAGGTCTACCACGTTGTCGGCGCTGATCTTAGTAGCGCCGGTGGGCCGGGTCACCCGGTACAGGAAGATCTCGTCATAGTCGTCACTGCGCCGCAGGCTGGGCAGCGTGGGGCTGGCCGAGGCCGTACCCTTGCGCACTTCCAGACCTGCGGTGTTGGCGTTTTTGTCGTACACCAGGGCAATGGCATCCCAACGGGGATTCACGCCGTCGGCATCCTCAAAGGTCAGGGTCACATCGCCCTGGCTGAACGGGAACGCCGCCCACTGATCACTCACGTGGATGCAGCCCACGCCCTTTCCCACAGTGACCGTATTGTTGCCGTTGGTTTTGGCGGCAAAGCTGTCGGTGTTCAGCACGCCGCGGCTGCGGGCCGCATAGGCTGCGCCCAGCGCCACGCTGGTATACTGCTTATTGTCCAGCGGCCAGCAGATAAGCTCGGTCAAAGCACATCACTCCTTTTTAAAGGTAAAGTTGTCAAACACAGGGCAAAGGCTGCGCCCGGTGCTTTCGTAGATGATCTTGATGCTGGCCACCCGCGCGGTAGCTTCCAGGCCGATCTCCTCCACCCGCACCGGCACAATATCGCCCAGGGCGTAGTCCTGACCGTAGATCATCTGGCTGTCGGCGGCGGTGCATTTCAGCTGCCGGGTCCCCAGGTGATTGGCCAGAGCTGCGCGGGCATAGTTCTGCACGGCGGTCTGGTATTCGGTTTCGGTGTAGGTTTTCTCGGTGGTGCTGCCGTCCGCGTTCTGCACGGTGTATTTGTGCTTTACGCTGCTGCCGTCCACCCACAGCTCGTGCCGGGCATTGCCGGCGGCTGTGATATCTCCTACCTCGCAAAAATACCGGGTAAAGCTGTCCCCCTCGCTGGGTTCCTCGCCGCCGCACAGCACCACATTGGCGTAGTCGCTGGCATCCTCGGTATAGGTTGGGCTGGAAAGGTTCTGCATCCGGGTCGAAAAGTAGCCCATGTACAAATCGCTCCCCGGTGCGCTGCGGTCCTTGCCCTGCAAAAGTTCCAGCGTTTCGCTGCCGGTGGCCGGGTCAAAGGCGCAGCGCAGGCCAAACCCGCCGGTCTCGGCCAGCTGGGTCATGGCATCCAGGCAGGTCACCCATTCCAGGTCCACTGCCTCACAGGGGGCAGTAAAATCAGCGGCATCCGGCAAGGCCACTTCCAGCTCGCGCAGGTTGGCACGGCACAGGTCCAGCAGCCCTGCGGCTGCATCGGTCACGGTGGTCTTGCCCTTGGCTATCCGCTGGGCGAACCGCTGCAGGGTAAACTTGCCCCGCACGGTCAGCTTGCGGGCATCGCTGTCCAGTTCCGTGGCTACGATCAGCGCGGCTAGGCGGGGAGTGTCCGGGTTGTACAGCACGGCCCCCTGCACCAGCATGGCGCGGTTGGTGGCGGTAGCGCCGCACACCAGCTTGATCTCGCCCACATCGGCAAAGGCCGGGGCCCACTGCAGGCTGTTGGCACTGTCAACCATGCCTATGCGCTCCCCGTTCTGGTATACATACAGGCGTAAAGCGTCAGACACCGGCCGCCACCCCCTTAGGAGCCGTCACTGTGGCGGTCAGGTTTTCGCGGCCCTCGTCAGCCGTCAGGCGCAGCACGTTGTCGCCGGAGTCCAGCGTCATCCACAGGTCGCTGTCGTAGTCCAGCCAACGGAACCCGTTCACCTCAGTACCATCGCTCTGGCGGTAGGTGCAGCCACGGGAACCATCCACCGTGGAGATGATGGCCGATTCACCGGGCAGCATTTCCTTGTTCAGTTTCAGGTAGCTGCGCTTGCCGTTGTGCCACAGCATCGGGTTCTTCACGCGGGCCGCAGCGGTCAGGGTCAGCACAAACTCGGTCTCGGTGCTGCCGCTGTTCACCACGGTAGTGTACACATCTTTTTTGTATTTGCTGATGTACCAGCTGCCGGCGGTCGAGACAGGGGTCGGGAACCAGCTGCCCTCCAGGCCGCCCAGCATGGTGGCTGCCGTTTCCACGGCGCGCCAGTAGGGGTACGCTGCTTTCAGTTTAAACTGAAAGTTCAAAAGGTGTTCCCCGCCACTCACATCCGGGGTATGGGCGGGCAGCACATCCAGATACCAGGTGGTATCGCCCACGGTTTTCAGCCAGCGGGCGGCCTCTTTGGGGCGGATGAGCCGCTTCAGCAGCGCCTCGTTGGCATCCAGGTCCCGCAGGATGCTGCCGGTCACGGTCAGGCTGCGGCTGCCTACGGATTGCCCCGTGATGGTCTTGCCGGTCTGCCCGGTGGATTGCTGCTCGGTCATTTCCACGTCCAGGCCGTCATCGCCGGTCAAGTTCGTGATCCAGAGATCGCTGTCCACGGCAAAACGGATGGTGCTGCCGTCCGCCGCCTGAAAAGCATATACAGGCACGGTCCTTGCCATGCGAACCTCCTTACGGGATAGCCCATTTCAAACGCTGGGCCATGGATTCCGCCTCCCGCGTCAGTTCCGATTCGGACAGGCTGTCGTGAGTGTGGAACTCGTTGTTCAGGTTTACGGTCATACCGCCCGGCTGCCAGGTATCGGCAGTGTTGCCAAAGCGGTTGTTGCTGCGCAGTGTACCGGCCACGGCTACCTGCATCGGCTCGGCCGTCGCGCCCGAAAGCCTCTCCGCCGCATCCTCGACCATCCACAGGTTGTCGGTAATGCCGCGGGAAAGCCCGGCCATAAAATCAGGCATCCACTGCTCATACATACGTAGCGGGCCGATGTCCGGGCGGGAAAAGTGTATGTAGGAGGCAATCGCCGAGGCTACGTTTTTCACGGCCCCGACTACAGCCCCGATGGAGCCGGTAATGCCCTTGACCAGTCCCATGATCATATCCTTGCCCCAGCCGATAAACTTGGCGGGCAGGCTCTTGATGTAGCTGATGCCGCCCTGCATTACCGAGGTGAAGCCGGATTTCAGTGCGCCGCCCATGCCCTGGATGCCGCTGCCCAGCAGCTTGATGACGTTGCCGCCCAGTTCGATCCAGTTAAAGGCGGTAATGACATTGGCAACCGCCAGCAAAATTTGCGGAATGTTCGCCACCAGCGTGGGCACAGCCTGGATCAGGCCCTGCCCCAGCATGATGATCAGCTTTACACCCGCTTCCAGCAGCTTGGGCGCATTGTCGTTGACGATGCCTGCAATATCGGTCACAATGCCGGGTATGTAGGTGATCATGGTCGGCAGGCCGTTGATAAGCCCCTGCGCCATGTTCAAGATGAACTGGATGCCGGTGTCTACCAGTTGGCCTGCATTGGCCCGCAGGTTGCTGGCCAGGTCGGCCGCAATGGGCAGCGCCTGTGCCAGCAATTGCGGGATGCCCGTAACCATTCCTTGCCCCAGCTGGGTCATCAGGTCGATGCCGCTTTGCAGCAGCTGCGGCCCTACGTTGGTGGTCAGGTCGGTAAAAATGCTGCCCAGCCCCTCGGCCAGACCGGCAAAGCCGCCGCTGGTAAAGCCATCCGTAAGGGTCTGCAGGTAGCCGCTGGCCAGGCTCACAGCTGCGCCCAGCTTGCCGCTGACCGAATCAAACAGCGCAATGCCCAGGTTGGCAGCGTCGGTTTTCAGGCTCTCCATCCGGTGGGCCATCGTGTCGGTCATGGTGGTGTAGGCCGTCTCGGTCGCACCGCTGCTGTTCTCCATCTGGGCCAGCACATCGTTGAACTTCTCCGCGCCGGAATTGGCCAGCGAAAGCGCACCCGTACCGGCTTCCACGCTGGACCACAGCGCCGCAAACTTGGTGGCATCGCCGCCCACGCTGTCATACAGCACCTGCAGCACGTCGCCCAGGCTCTGGCCGCTGTCCATCAGCTCGGCAAAGCCCTGGCCGGTCTCTTTTTGCAGGATCTTGCCCACGGTCGAGCCGGTGTCGCCCAGTTCGTTCAGCATGGACTTGGTATAGGTGGTGGCCTCGGCGGTAGCAATACCGTTGGCCGTCATAATGGCCAGGCCGCTGGACAGGTTTTCCACGTTCACCTTGTAGGCTGCCGCCAGCGGGATGACCCGGCCCATGCTGGCCGAAAGTTCGTCTACGCTGGTTTTGCCCAGGTTCTGGGTGGTCAGCAGCACGTCCGAAACATGGGTCGCTTTGTCGGCACCCAGGCCGTAGGCGTTCAACGCCGTGGTCAGGATGTCGACCGCCGAGGAACTGCTGGTAAAGCCCGCAGCAGCCAGCTTGGCGGCCTGCCCCGCAAAGGCTACGGCATCGCCGGTATCTTGCCCGGCACTGATGGCCTGATAGGTTGCCTCGGCCAGGTCACCCGCCGCAATGCCCATCGTGCCGGAAAGGTCAGTGATCTGCTCTTTCAGCTCCCCAATGGGCACTTTGGTGGTATCGGCAATGGTTCCCACCTTGGCAACCTCCGTCTCAAAGGCGCTGCCCTCGGTAAAGGCGGCCTGCAGCATCTTGCCGATGCCCGCCGCCGCAAGGATCTTGCCCACTGCGCCGATCAGGCTCTTGCCCAGGCTCTGCCCGGCAGTAGCACCCGCAGCGGTTACTTCCCCGCCCAGTGCTTCACTGATCTTGCCGCCGATGCCGGTGGCCGAGGGGATGATCTCAACATAGGCTTTCGCCAGTTCGGTTTTGCTTGCCATGGCATCAGCCTCCCTTCAAAATTTCTGCTTTGGCCGCTTCAAACTCGGCAGCCGTGGCAAAGCCGGTCACCTTGCGGCGGCGGGCCGTGCCCAACAGGGTATCCATCACTGGCGCGGGGCGGTTGCGGCCATGCTGGGCGTCTTTGGTCTTGCTCCACACCAGCAGCTGCAAACTGTCAGCCATCGCGCCCAGCAGCAGCGTGTCGGTCGTTATCGGGGCATGGTTCAGCGCCATGCAGGTGCGGCTTGTCTCCCGCAGGCCCCCGGCCAGGGTGGCCGCCAGCGGCAGCCCCAGGGCGCGCCAGTCCAGTACATGGTAGGTTTCCGCCATGTCGCACACCAGCTCGTCCGGGGCCAGCGCTGCCATCCGGGCCAGGGTCAGGAGTTTTTTCCCGCTTTGTAATCCAGCAGGATCTGCACAAAGTCGTTGGCGACAGCCTCGCCATCGACAATGCCGTCCTCATCACGGTGGAGGTCGTACAGCTTTTTCTTCAGGTCTTTGCCCAGCAGCAGGTTCAGCGCATCGCTCAAACCGGCATCGCTGCCGCGCTCCACTTCCACCAGCGCGTCCAGCAGTTCCATGTTGTGGATGCGCTTTTCCGGGATGGCGTAAACAAAGCCGCTTTTCGTCTTACCGGTGATCATGCCGTTTTCTCCTTGATGTACTCGTAGTGGGTGTTGCCGTCCGTGTCCGGCGTGGCGGTGATGGTAATGTCATACCCCAGCGCTTCCTCATCGGCGTAGACGATATCGTCCATCTCGGTGATCTTGGCCTTGGGCACGACCACGCGCTTCAGCACGCCGTTCAGGATCAGCTCCACCACCCAGGCCTTGTCCTCGGCAGCGCTGCTGTTGGCCTTAACGGTCAGCCCGGCCTGGACGGTGCCGGTCACGTTGTCATCACCGTATACGGTTTTCAGCACATCGGGGTTCAGCGCTTCCAGCAGCTTGAACTGGAAAGTGTCGTCCTTCTCTTTCTGGTAGGTATACACGGTATCGCCGCCCCAGGCCTTGATCTTGTCACCGTCCGGGCTGTTCGCGTTGGTCAGGCCGTCCTCGCTGATATAGCCCAGGCACACAAATGCTTCATTCAAAGCGGTGGTGGCATCGGTGGGCAGCGTAGTGCCAACAGGCGCACGGTACACTGCGCCGCCGATCTTGGGCTTACTGGTGGTTACATTTTTGGTGTCTGCCATTACAGGCTCCTTTCCCGTGTCCAGTGTGGACACGCGGTTATTCGTAATAAGTCACCGCAAACACCGCCTGGTAGCGGTATTTTTTGGTTTCGGTATCGGTAAAATTGTAATCGCGCTCCAGCTTGCAGGCCCCCACCTGGTCAAGCGTGGGCAAAGCCAGCATGGCTTCGATCACGGCATCGTCCAATTGTGCTGCCTGTAACAACGTGGGCGCATAACTCTGTACGGCCAAAGTGGCGCGGCAGATGTAATTCTGCCTGCTGCTGCCGGTTTTCTCCAATACGACAAAAGTGCCGGAGGCTCCCTCCGGCACTTCCATCGTCACAGGAACACCCAGCCGGTCGCGCAGATAATCCAAAACAGTCGTTTCGATCATCGCAAAGCCTTTTCTATGGTGTTGTTGCGGTAGTTGTCGCGGCGGGCCTCAGCAGTCTGGGGATACACGGTGGCAATGGCGCGGGTCTCTTTCTGCATGCTGTCCACAGCGTAGCCTTCCCCGCAGCGGGCGGCGATCTCCTCGGCGTGTTCGGTGCAGATGGCCTGCATCTCCTTGCTTTTCAAAAGCCGCCGCACCCCGGCACGATTCAGTTTGATTTTTGCAACCTTAGCCATACCGTTCCACCTTTACCTGTTTGTTCCATGCCAGCGGTACAAGGTTTTCAATGCCTTGTACCACATCCCCGTAGGTGCGGAACTTCTGCCCGAAAAACTCCACGGTCACGTTGTGCCAATCATGGCTATCCCCTTTTGGCAGTGCCAGCGTGTAGGCCAGCCGCCTGCCAGTCAGGGTCAGCTCGTTCACGATGGCAGCGGTGTCCGGGGCACCAACCAGCACATTGTGCACGGTCACGGGCACTTCTTCATACACCGGCGCATGGAAAGCATCCTCGCCGGTCTGGTGTTTCTCGTACAGCACCACATCAATCCCCCGCAGCATCGCAAAGCCCCTCCACCGGGCTGGCCGCGCCGATGCGGTTGCCCGCACCCAGCAGCTTTTTTTCCAGCTTGGAGAGGTACAGCTCCCCGGCACTGCCGCTGCTGCCCATGGTCCAGCTCTGGGTATAGCCCAGCGCTGTAGCGGACCCCTGGGTAGCGCCCATGGGGTACAGCGGGGTCTCGCCGCCGGTGCCGTCACCCAGCAGGCGGCGCACCATCCGGCAGGAGACCAGCCGCTTTACATCAGGGTCAGCATCCTTGCCGTAGGCATCAATCACCAGGGCAGCTTCCTCCAGCAGGGCGGCCGTCCGCTCCCGTTCCTCCTGGGTCAGTGTGCGGAACCCGACCTCAACTTCCTCCACAATAGCGTATCCCATGGGGTGCCCTCCTTATCAGGCCTCGGTGCGCTTGATGTACAGGGTCTGCGGCTTGGAGACCTTGATGCCGTAGACCTTGCGGCCCTGCACGGCGCTTGCGCCGATGTACTTGCCGCTGCCGGCCAGATCCTGCAGGTGGACGGGAACCTGCCACTCCATCACGCGGTGGCACCAGTTCGGGTGACCGCAGATGAACTCGGTGGTGGTCTTCTTGCTGGCCACGCGTGTGTTGTTCTCGTAATCCATGTTGTTGGATTCAAACACGTTGAAGCCAGCGATCTTACCGGCCACGCCCGCCTGCACCATCTCCTGGGACAGGTCGCCGCGCTTGATGAAATGCTCATCCAGCATCAGCACTTCCAGGTACTCGGGCGAGACGATCATAAAGCGGCCATCGGCGGGTACGCCCTTGCGGCTCAGCACGCGCTTGGCCTCCAGCGCCAGCTTGTAGGCGTTGGCCTCGGTAGCGGCGGTCTTGGTGGCGCTGATGGTGGCGCCGCTGGCGGCCTGCAAAGCCTCGATGGACTTCTTGTCGATGGACAGGCCCAGGCTGTAACCGGCGCTGTCCAGGCGGTCGGCCACAATGCCATCGGGCACACTGGCGGCATCAAAGCCGTCGATCAGCTCGTTCACGGCCTCGTCCTGGTCGATGTTCAGCTCCAGGTAGGTAGTGGTACCGGCCTCGGGGTCGATGCCGGTGGCCTTGTTGTAGTCCTTGACAGAGACCTCGGTATCACGCACCGGGATCTTGACCTTGCCCGCCTTGGGGTCGCCCTCGTAGCGGTTGTTAAAGATGTAGTTGTCACGGGTCACAAGCTGATTGCGCAGCTTAGCGTCCACCAGCTTGCTCCAGCGTTCCTGATTTGCATGTGCCATAATTGGCTCCTTTCTGTAAAACTTACACTTTCAAGTTCGGATTCATCGACGCGAAAGCAGCCTCCACGCCGTCCACCATGCCGCCCTTGCCGCGGGCGGCGGCCTCGCCGCCGTCTTTCACGTTGGGGTAGCCGCCGGGGGCGGCATCAAAGGCCCAGGCCTTGTCTTTCACCAGGGCATCCAGCGCGGTCTTGATGTCGCTGGTGCGGTCCTTGCTGGCTTTCAGCGCCGCCACATCCAGCATCCCGCGGATGGCCTTTACATCCCGGCCGTGGGCATCGCGGATCGCGCCGTCCAGGGCGGCATCAAAGGCAAAGCCATCAGCCTGGTCGGCCAGCTGGCCCTGCAGCTTGGTGATCTGGCCCTTCAGATCAGCCACGTCCACCCCCTCAAAGGCTTTCAGGCCGTCTTTGGCGGTGTTCAGCTGCTTGGTCAGGTCATCCACCTGGCCTTGCAGGCTGGCGGCCTTGGTCTTTTCGGCGGTGACGTCCCTGCCGTTTTCGCCCATCAGCCAATCCAGCTGTTCATCGGTAATGCCGGGGATCTTGTTCTTGACTTCTTCGCGTTTCATAAGGGTTCCTTTCCGCCTGCGCTTTGTTTACGCGGGTCGCATCCGCCCTGGCTGTGCAGTTTTACGCCATGCCGGGCAATTTTGGGTATAAAAAACGCCCGTCCCGGCCTCATGCAGCCGGAAACAGGCATAAAAAAACCACGGTGCGGTTGCATCGTGGTTAAAATGGATCTATCAACAGGAACGGGGAACGGCATCTGAACCGTTCCCCATCGATTGGCATTTGGCAGGCGTACCATTCTCCTGCATCTCTCAGGGCAAAGCCCTTGTCATTACCAGCGGCGTGTGGTCGGTACGAAATCTACCACCTCAAATGCCTCTCTTATCCTATGCATATTATAGCATTTTTACTTTGCCTTGTAAAGAATTTCTTTGTTGTGGATAAGCCGTTCCCATTCTTTTTGGCGAATTTTCAAAAAGGTGATAATGGAGTTTTTGTAATGTGCGGGATCCTGTGACGCTGCAAGCCGAAGTGCAATGCGGAAGTGCTCGCCGGTTTCGCCGACGGTGATTTCTTTCAAAAGCATCCCGGTTTGCGGTCGGGGGTCTCGGATGATGTAATCAGGACTTTGGACAATTTCAGCCAGATAGGTACTGAACCGTTCATAATCATCAGGATGGCGCTCCTGAATGTGCTGAATGCGCTCATCGGTAATAATGACTTCATCGGTTCGGATGTCTTCCGTTACGACTTTATATAGTTCTTTGTTTAGTTTACATACAAAATTCACGTCCGGGTTCACACCAATCTTGTTTGATGTGTCCAGTATAGCACTTGCAGCCTGATTTGTATAGGCTTTCCTCGCCGCATATGCTGCCCGCTTCTGGGCGTTGATGCGCTCCTTGTTGGCGGCATAATTCACCCGGCGCAGTTTGTTGATGTCCCCATCAGCGGCACGGTACTGGCGCAGGTACTTGTCCGGATCGTACCCGGCCACGGTGCTGCGCCCGTCAAACCGTATCGCGTACTCACAGTCGCAGTTGGCGTGGATGTGCTCGGCGTGCCCGCCCTTGATGGCTGCCTGGCTGGCTTTCTGCCAGCCGCGGCTTGCCAGTGTCAGGCAAAAAGCGCAGGTGTCACCCTGGGGCACCCAGGCAAACTCGGCCCCGTCCCGCAGGGCGTTTTTTAAGGTCGTGTCGGCTCCGGCGCGTTTGACCAGGCGGCTGACCCCGCGCTGCATCTGGGGCGGGCTGGCCTTGGTGGCCTGCACCATCCGGGCTACTTCGCTATAGGCTGCCGTTTGGGCAGGCTCGGCGGCAGGCACCCCGGCTTTGGCCGCAGCGGCCAGGGCATCATACATCTGGCAGGCCAGTTCGGCGCTGCCCTCGCCGTACTTTGTCACCAGCGCGTGGGCGTAGGCGATCAATGCATCGGTGTCCCCGGTGCCGTGGGCGGCTATGTAGTCAGCCATCAGTTGCCCGGCTTTTTTATTCAGCTTCGCCAGCTGCTGGGTGTACGCCGCCCAGGCCGTCGCCGTTATCCTCATTTTCCACCTCTAACAGTGTTTTCTGCCCCCGCACCCGCTGCTCCTGGGCCTTGATGCGCAAAATGTCCGCCTGGTCAAAACCGATCATCTCCAAAAATGTATCGGTGCTGGCAAACTCCTGCCGGGCCGTGGCAATCTTGATGGCCGCATCGGCGGTCACGGCTACGCTGGGCATCGCCGGGTTCTTGAAGTGGGCTATAACGTCCCGCTCTTCCTCGGTCAATTCATCCAGCGTCACGCTGCGGGCAATGGCCTGGGCCATCTGGGCGATGGTGCGCAGCGCATCACCGTTGCCGGTGTTCAGCTGCTGGGCCATCAGCACCAGGGTCTGGCTCTGGGCCAGGATCGCATCGCTGCTGGTGGGGTTGGCATCATTGATCACGCCCACATCGGTCACGGTCAGGCCGGTGGCGGCGGCAAACTGGGTGGCGGTCATCCGCATTTTTTCCACATGGGGTGCCAGGCTGCCCTGGGCCAGCTGGCCGAACTCCGGGTTCTCGCCGGTCTCGGGGTTGCTGGTGGCCGTCAGCAAGCTGCCGACGTAGGTCTTGAACTTGTCGTTCATGAGGACATCGTACTGCTCATCGGTCACGCCCAGCAGATATTTCTGGGGCGTGGTGTCGAACTCCAGCGCCACGGTGGCGTTCGCAACAATGCGGACATAGTCGTCGATCAGTGCGCGGATGGCCTTTTTCAGCCGGGAACGGCCAAACGGCTTGTCGCTGGTGGCGTTCCAGATCAGCGGCTCCATCAGCGGGCGGCCCATGCGGTTGGCGTGGCGTGTGGCCGTCCATTGGCCCTGCACGCGTTCCAGCACAATAACGGCTTCGTCGGTGTACAGGTTGACCAGGTGCGGCACCCAGCGCCCCTCAAATTGCTCATCCGGCACGGTGTCAATGATGGCAAGCCCGCAGTCGATGCGCCCTTTTTCGCCGCTCCACAAAGCCGCCGCTGTGGCGGGGCTGTGGAACCGGATGCGGCAGCCGATGGCATCGTCGGCGTACAGCGTGGCGAACACGCATCCGTATTTCAGCTCATCCCGGCATGCCTTGCTGTATTCAGCAATCAGCCGGTTATCGGCCACCAGCTGGGTCAGGGCTTCGGTGTTTTTGCCTACAAAACCGTCAAACATGCTGCGCGCAGCCAGCACATCCACGGTTTTCTGGCCCCAGTTGCAGCCGACCTCCAGCTTTTTGATGCCGCCGGGCAGCGCAATGCCGATGTTTACATCGTTCAGGGTGATGTGCCCCTCGTAGTATTTGTCTTTGGTCTCATTGTAGGGCTGGTGGTAGTTGAACACCTCGGCCAGCGTTGCCAGCTGCCGGTTTTCCTCCAGGGTCAGCCCCGTGATGATGCCAAAATGCAGGTCGGTCATCTTTGCTCCTTTTAGCCGATGCGCATCTTGCGTGTCGGGTCTCGTTTGCAGGTTTTTGCGCCCCAAAGGGCCAGGGCACAGGCTTCCACCGGCAGGCTGTTGTCGCCGCCAAAGCCGTACCCGCCGCCGATGGGCCGCTTGATGGCGGTCACCGCGCTCTCGTTCAGCACCGTCTGGGGGCGATACCAGGTCAGGCTGTGCTCGTTCACGCTGTTGGTAAAACCGCCCACCGCCGCGATCACATCTTTCGTGCCGGGGCGGATGACGGAATTTTTCGCTTTCCAGATGGGGCGGATGCGCTCCACCAGCACGTCCACGCCGTTGCGGCCGTCAATGACCACACAGCTGGCGCGGTCGTAGCGGACATTCAGCCAGTCGGCCAGCCAGCCGTACCCCTGCCCCGAGGGCCGCATCTCGATCAGCGAGACGCGGGCAGGTCCCTCTTTCGGGATGACCGCACCACACAGGCAGACGGCAGAACCATCGGCGGCAAACTTTACCCCGTAGGCGGTCTTGCCCTCGGGTTTCAGCTCATCGCTGGCGCACTGCTCCCAGGCGGCTTTGTTCAGGGCGTAGTCCAGCTGTTCAGCTGTTACCGGGCTCCACCAGCCCAAACGTTCCCGGGCAAAGGTGTCGGGGTCCATCTGCTCCACCTCGCCCTCGATGGTGGTCAGCTGGATGCGCCGCCCCAGCGCCGGGTTGGTTGCCGCCCAGCGGCGCTTGTCGGTCACATCACCGATTTCGGGCACGGAAAACTCAAACCAGGCGGTCTTGCGGCTCTCGCCTTCCAGTGCCTTGCTGCGGATGCCCTGGAACACCGTACCCACGGCGGTCTCATCGGGCGGGGTGCCCAGGTACAGCGTCTGCGGGTTCAGGCTGGCCGAGATGGCCGGCAGAAAGGATGCCTGCTGGTTCGCGTCCAGTTCCTGGGCCTCGTCAAAGATCAGCAGGTCACCATGCTGGCCGCGGCCGCCGTTACGGGTGCGGGCCAGAAACTTGATGCGCGCGCCGGACTTCAGGATGATCTGCTCGCGCCCGATGGCCGTCTTGATCTCGGCCACATAGCGCCGCAGCTTGGCTCCCTCGAAAAAGTCCCGCATTTCCTCAAAAGTCTCGGTGGCGGTTTTCTGCAGATGGGCGGTGTAGATGACCTGCTCGTTGTACATCAGCATCCCGGCCTCGCTCCGGGCCTGGATCAGCAGACTTTTGCCGTTCTGGCGCGGTACGCTGCCGCCTGCCGTGGGTGCGGCCCACTTGCCCGCCGGGGTAAACCCCATCCAGTCGTCCAGTACGTCACCCTGCCAGGGGTCCAGCACAGTGCCGCCTACCCGCACCAGCTTAGCAGCGTCCAGCCCGTCCGACCGCTGGTACTCAGGCGCGATCCTTTCGGACGGCTCCTGGCTTCCCATCAGCGGCGCGCTCGCCAAGGATGTCGCTGACTTCGTCGCCATGGTTATTTGCTCCCTCGATTTCTTCAATTTCCCGGATGGTCTCCCGGTACTGTTTGGCCAAAGGCGGCAGCGCCTTGGGGTCGTTGCAGCTGTCGATACTGCCTGCCAGCACTTTTGCGAGTTCCTTCAGCTGCAAAAGTCGGTCGTTCCGGGCCGTCACGCTCTTCATCTTCATGCAAAAACTCCCTGTGTGTAAATCGGCGCTGGACGGGGCGAGGTCGCCGCCGCGGGGGCCGGGGGGCCCTCCCCACCTACCAGTTTCCATCGCTGATTTTGGGTGATTTCGTGATTTTTTGCCCCGAATCTGCCCCGAAAACGCCTGTTTTGTTGCCTTTTTGCGCGTTGCAAAAGTAATGTGCAGGCTGCAAGTTGTCCCAATCCTCGGCCGCAGCGCGGGGCGAAGCATACCCGAACTGCCGCCACTTCGACACAGGTTTGATCTCATCAATGACAAAGGACAGTGGATGCGCGGCATCGGAAGGCTCCTCGTAATGGATCGGCCCCAGCCTGCCGTGGCAGATGCCGCACTCTCCGCCCATGGCCCGCAGCCTGGCGCGGTATTTGCGGCGCAGGGCCCCGTTGGCATACCGGGGATTGCCGGTCGGTCGTTTCTCCATAGGCACCCCCGGGGGTTATTTTCAAGAGCCGCCCCGCCAGCACACAGACGGAAGAGAAAGCAAAGGATGGGTGAGCTTCTCCGGGCTGGCGGGGCAGATGGCACAGGCGGAAGGACTTGCACCTCCATCTCACGGTTTTGGAGACCGCTGCTCTGCGTTAAGCTACGCCTACAAAAAATGCCCGGCATCTCAACCGGGCTGGGGGAACCTTATACACAGCGGCGCGGTCCCCAAACCGCGCAGGCCCCATGCTGCTAAGAGGAATCGCAATGGACAGCTCCGCATCTGTCCCCCGCAAACACAAAAGCCGCAAGGCGGTTTCCCGTTCCTTACGGCTTTTGATGATAGTATTATAACATGGATTTTTGGCTTTTTAATGCAGATCGATCTTCTTTAGATTCAGCCCATCGGATTTTCCTTGGACGGGCGTTTCAAGTGTGCGATTAGAATTACTTTCTGAGAAAGCATCCTCGCGATTTAATCGGCCTAAGTTCAAAGTGTTATTAAGTCGCGTAATACCAGTAGGGATATTAAGTTGCTGATATAATAAATCGATTTCGGCATGTAGTTTATTCATGGCGAATTTCTCCTTTGATTGAAACGCTCAGGAACGGAGATGGTTTATAACAGCCTTCCCATTCTGATTTTCTATGATTTTGCAGACATCAGTTCCGGACATTGTTAGCATATAGGCATGATGAACACTCAAAATTTTATCCTGCAGTTTATCGTCAGCTTCCATCGGTGTGACTTTTAAACCGATGTCGTGGCAGAATTTTATATTGAAATGGCGACCATGATTCTTTGAACTATCGTGTTCATTTAAATTATGAACTATATTTTCGATAATTTTACGATCATCTTCATCGTCCTTGTTAAACATACAAGAACCAAGCCAATCTCTTGCAAGAAGGCTGGAAAGCTCAATTGCATCAATTGCTGTTTTCATGAAAGCAGCGGGATATTGAGATAGTTTTATAGACCAGTATTGAGCATTCTCTGGATGCTCAGACAGATCAATTTTGGCTTCCTCAAATTCTTGCTTTATATTATATGCAGGAATTCCGCTAAATTGCGGGTCAATAGGACCTAAGCTAGAATGTTTTCCCATTATGATCTCTTTTGATGCGCAAGCAATCATTGTGCCAGCAGACATAGCCGCTTGAGGGACAATAACACGAATATCTTTGCCAAATTTGCTGCGGAGATATTGAACGATTGCTTCAGCAGCAGCGGGCGATCCACCTGGGGTATGTAGAATCAAATCTAAGCCCTTTGAACAATCCATACCTTTCAGAGCATTCATAAAGCCTGTCATATCTGAATCATTAATATCAATATTCCCGCCGTTCTTCGTAATAAAGGCAGAGTAGTAGGCAATAGTATTTCTTTTGGTGTATTGCGACAATTGCTTAATGTATTTTCTCCGGACAAGATCCGAAGGAGAAGGAGTATCACCTAACTCCTTTAGTATATCGTCCCAACCAGCCATATTCGCAACACTCCTTTATTTTTTCATAAGAATAGCATAAAATTGAAAAATAATCAACACACTTTCATAGAAGTCCAAAATATTTCGCTACACATCGTATAAACTCCCCATGCCACTCTACCAGCTTTCGTGCAGACCAGTGCAACTCCATCGCCGCCCCTTCCAATGTATGCGTCTTCTTCCAAAAAACCAGCCTGACCATCTCCAGTCGTTCCTTGCCGTTTGGCATGGTGCGTGTCTCTTCAATAGCCCGCCGCACAGCCTCCAGTTCCCGGCGGTTGATCTCCGGCAGTTCCCGCAGGGCGGCATCGGCTACCGGGTCACTTGCCTGGCCGTGGGTGCCGGGCATCCCTGTCAGATTCGGGGACATTCTCGTGCGGCGCAGTTCTTCCTGCCGGACGCACAGCTCTGGGTAGCGGCGAATCATGCCTTTTACATAGGGCCACCAATCGTATCGTGGGCTGCTCAATCGTCCTCACCTCCATGCCTGTGCTCCATGGCGATGCTGTCCTCCGGTTCCTGCCGGGTGGCGGCCCTCCCGGCGGAGACGCCCAGCGCGTAGAACCCGGCAAACATGCAGCCTAGCACAATATCGCCGAGGATGGTTAAAATCACGCTCACGTTTCCACCTCCACAATCTCATAACACGGGATGCCATGCCCTGTCAGGTATTCCTGCACCCAGATGTCGCCATCGCGGACGTGCTGGGCGTTGCCGGCGTTTTTCAGGCCGCCGTCTGGGTTGCGCAGGTCGTCCACATAGGGCAGCACTACATTGTCCAGTTTCTCGGTCACCCCGCGGATGGTCCGTGGCGAAAGCCCGGCCTGGTGCATGGCCACCAGCATCTCATTCCAGCTGCGGCGCACGACCTGTTCACACTGCTGCGCCAGGATCTCATGCGCCACTTGGATGGCAGCGGCCCGCACATCCGAGGGCAAAGCCCGCTTGCGCTGGCCGTACATACATTTCACAGTTCCCTCACCTCCACGTAAATGCCCGGCGTGTCGGCCCAGAACTTTTCGGCTACCTCGCTGCACACCTGGGCATCATCGCGCCAGAAATGCAGGCGGGTCATTTCGTCCTTTAAGGCCTTTTCCAGATTGTCGGTGTCGGGCTTCGAGGTTTTCCAGCTGCCGTTCGGGCGTCCCTCGGCCGGGAACAGCCATTTTACCACCAACTGCACCGCGCCGGTCATCGGCTGCGCGGGGGCAAAAGGTGCCAGGGCGGCATGCAGCTTGGCGCGTGCGGCTTTCAGTTCCGGGGTATCGTGCAGCACAGCGCAGGGCTTGCCGCCTTTCATGTAGGCGTGTAGTTGTTTATCGTGATGCGTCACCGTAGGCGGGCGCATCGGCATAAAAAAATTCATAGCGTTTTCTCCTTTTGATTTTTCGGCCACGGTGTGTGGAGGGTACCCTGAAACTGTGGGGCGGGTATGCCCCCACAGTTCAGGGATACCACACACCAACGTGCTGGTATATATACGTAGTATATATAGGACTGCATTTTTGCAGTTTATAGGCCTATAACTGCAATTTTGCAGTCGTGACGTTCAGTCGTTTAAAGGCCTATAACTGCAAAATTATAACGAAATGTATTTTATAAAATATACAGGATGTATATTTTATCCCCTGCTGCCGGGCTCTTTTCGGCCTACTTTTTCGCCGTCGATCCAGTACCCACCGTCGGCTTTCAGGCGGCTTTTTACGGTTCTGGGCTTCAGGTCCATGTACTCGGCCATGGCGTAGATCGTTACTTCCCCATCCATGGTGCAGGCCTCAAAGGCGGTCGAAAGTTCCTGGCTGCTCTTTTTGGTTTTGTCGGCTTTTCCCTGTCCCCAGCGCTTGGCAGCACCGGCGCGGCCCGTTGTGCGCGGGTCGGCATCCGGCTGTAGATCCTCCAGCAGGCCGGTGTCCAGCTTGTGGATGGGATAGTCGAACCACAGGTTGACGGGCTCAAAGCGGGCAAATTCGCGCAGCGTGCCCTCGATGCGCCAGGCGGTCATACCGTCGGCATGCTTCTTATGGTCAGCGATAGTGGCATCCAGTGCCCGCAGATCAGCCAGGCCCAGGTGTTCTTTGGCAATCTCCAGCATGCGGCTGCGGCTGCAAGCATCGTCCTGGCTGTAGGCATCAGCGTGGCCGTGGGCGTCCAGCAGTTCCCGGCAGGCAGCGCAGGCGGCCTTGTTGTGCAGCTGTTCGCGGATGGCATCGGTCGGGGTCAGCTCGGTCATGTCCAGCATGGCGTCGGGGTCACGGGCGAACACACCGGAACCGCTGGCGCGGTCCATCGACTTCTTGCCGCCTTGCAAGCCCTTGGAATGGTGGTGGCAGTAGATGACGGCACAATCCAGGGAGCGGCAAATTACATCAAACTGGTTGCAGAACTTGGCCATTTGTTCCGCGTTGTTTTCATCGCCTGTCAGTATTTTATATATCGGGTCGATGACAACGGCAATGTAGCCCTCTTTTTTGGCTCGGCGAATAAGGCGAGGGGAAAGTTTATCCAGCGGCATGGATTCGCCGCGCAGATTCCAGATGTCTATACTTCGCACATTCCGTGGCGGGAGATTGAGGGCGGTATAGATATCCTTAAACCGACGAAAACAGGAGGCTCGGTTTAACTCAAGGTTTACATAGAGGACCTTGCCCTGTGCGCAAGGAAAGTGCCCAAGCCACGGTACACCTTCGGCCAGGCAGACACACAGTTCAATCAGGGCGAAACTCTTGCCTGCCTTGGAGGGCCCTGCAAGGAGCATTTTGTCGCCCTTGCGAAGAACGCCCTCGATAAGGGGCTCTTGCTGCGGTGGAAGGTCATCAAAGAAATCGCCGAGGTTCTCTTTATCAGGTGAGTCATCCGTTTCCGCCTCCACCCAATCGCGCCACTCCTCCCAGCAGGCTTTGCCCAGGTTTGTTGCCAACAAATACTGCTTCTTTCCCCCGCGCACAATGCCCGGCATGCGGGACAGGCGACTGGGGTTGCGGTTCTGCTGGTCCAGCGTCAGGCCGTTTTTCTGGCAGACGGTGTACAGGTAGTCGACCCGTTTACGGTACTCGGCATAATCGGGTGCACCCACTCGCACGATGGCATGCAGGCTTTTGCCGCCGCTGTAAACCAGCGCCGCGCAGGGTAGTTCCAGCTGGCGGATGATGGCCTGCTGCTTTTCCAGTTCCATGTTGTCGCACTCCACCAGCGCATAGCGGTAGTCAGTCACGTTGTCGTTGCTGCGGCCGCTGCCGTCCACGGGGTTAAAGCAGATCCAGGCACCGGCCTCGGGGCTGCAATCCCCCACCACGGCATGGATGTTATGGTAGTGGCGCAGTTCCTCGATCAGCTGCCCGGCGGTTCGGTCCCAGCAGCCTTTGGTGGGGGCATAGCGGTCGTCCCGCAGATAGCTTTCGGTCACGTAGGCCACGTGTTCCTCCGGCTCAAACAAGGCCTGCAGGTAGCGTACCAGCTGGTCGGCGGGGTCCCATTCGGCGGGGATGGCCAGTTCCTGCACGTCCAGCCAGTGGGGGTCTACGACCCGGCCGTCGGCCTTGGCGGCAGGGGCATCGATGACATCGTTCCAATCCAGGGCATGCCCGGCGGGGCCGTCCCAGCCATGGTCGCGGGCCAGTTTAAAGATGCTGTTCTCGGTAACGGGGTTGGGGTTGCCGCGGAAGCTGCCCCATTTGCGGGCACATTCGCCCCGGTGGTATCGGCCACCATCGCGGGCACTCCACTGCTCCCAACTTGTCACCGGGTACCCGGCCTGCTTTAAGCCCATGCCCACGATGGTCCATTCCTCGTAGGTCAGGGTGCCGGGGTCCAAAAAATCCAATGCTTCTAAAAGGTCTTGGTTTTCCATACTTGTCCTTTACGGCGTATAGGTTTTGGGGTCGATACCGCGCGGTGCGCCGCGCCACCCGGCAACAGCAATGCGGTCGATCATGTTCTTGGCAGCGTCAAAACTCCAGGTGCCCACGTGGGTAAAGCCGTATCGCTCCAGGCAGCGGATCTGCTTGGGTGTCGTCAGGCCCTCGTCCCGGCGCTTGGCCAGGCGGTCAAGCAGC